CTTGTTGCACCTTGTTCGTTCCCAAAAGACACGGGGTGATATTTGTTAAGGTCCAAGTATGTTCTAATCATATCATCATCTGACATATCTTCTTCATCGGTAAAGTCTCTGTATTTTCGTAAGTTTTTCACAAGTTGGTCTTTGTCAATCCCTCCGAAACCATCCACAATATAATTGTAAACCGCTTGTTTAAGTGTTCTTGGATTGTGTCCTCTTGCTGTGATAATTGCAAAAACTGAACCATTATTAATGGCTTCTTTGAAATCTTCGAATGCAGGACCCTTGTCGGCTTTCATCGCGTCAATGATAAATTGTTTGTCGCCTTCTGTCCTGAAATTTCTGAAAGCATTGTCGGCAAATCCTACAATTGTTTCCCCTTCATATTCAAAAGGACCTTTCCCAATCTTTTCTCTGTATTTTGCAAAGTCGGTTGTTGACATTCCAACCTCATCGCCCAAATCTGTTTTAAGAACTATCTTCGTTGGCATGTGCACAATGTTATCATCCCAATCGAAAGCGTAATATTTCATATCAGGAGTTCCTTGTTCTTCAAATCCTTCTGTGAACTCATTTTTCATTTTGGCTAAATGGGGGGAACTTGTCCCCCCACTTTATTAGATATTTTCGAACGAAGCTCCTGTCGGTGTGATAAAGAATTCAATATCAATAAATTCAAGAGCTTTCGTTGGTTTAAGGTATATTTTACCTGTAAGTGTGTTTCTATCCAAGTCTTCAGGAGAAGAAGAAACTGTTACTCTGAAGTCATAAAGACCTCTGTCTCTTCTAATACCATCTAAAATTGGGTTAACACTATCCAAGAACTGTTGTCTAACGATTTGGTCATTTTGTTCAAACAACAATCTTACTGCTACCGCAGATATTAATTTTCTTGCTTGTAACAACAATCTTCTTACGTTAAGTCTGTTAAGAGCTGAATCCGCAATTTGAAGAGTTTTGTTACCCCAAATAACTGTCCCTACGTCAGAGAAAGTAGCAATTGGATTGATTCTACCTTGATACAAGGTATCTCTATCTTCTTGTGTGAGCTTTTGTCTAGCTTTGATTGAGTTAACAAGACCTCTTGTGTAACCCGCCGACGCGAACCATGGGAAAGAAATGTTATCTGTAAGAGCCAAGTTTCTTACAACTTCACCTGTTGGTGGTAAATAAATTTGTGTGTTATTCACTGTATCTCTTGTAAGAATCCATGGATAATAAGTTGCTGTATAGTTAGAATCAATTCCTGTGTTATCAAGATTGTCAACAGCTTCCTGTGAATAAATCACATCAAACTGACTTGTACCGTCTGGTGTATACATTTGATAGTCAGGAGTTGTCACAATGTAAACGGAGTCAGCTCTTTGGAATTGAATCATATCGATTGCTTCCTCACAAAGGTTTGAGTTGTTTACATAGTCAATACTCGCAGTTGCAAAAACGTTGATGTTTGTAGCTTCAGGATTTTGATATGTCAAGATACCTAACAAGTAAGCGTAGTAGTCAGTGTTTGCGAAGTCAGAAGTGTTATTTTGAACTGTGATTCTTTTGAACAAACCATCACCTGTAGCTGTTGGATATTTTGAAGAAGGTGAAGCACCTGCTAAATAACCAGAAGCTCCTAATTGGAATCTATCTTGGTTAGTTCTGAACTCTCTGTAAACATCCCATCCGTCAAATCCACCTGCAAAACATACTGTGTATTTTCTTGAATAGATGAAATAATAAGGATTCTCTTGAGTATCGGGGTCAGCTCTGAATTCAGCAGTACCACATTCGAAAGCAGTTTCACCACTTGTTTGATATGAATTAGAAATAGTAACCACCGTAGCACCCGAGTCCATATGGAAACCCTTACTCAAATAATTGAAGTTTTCACCAGGTACTTCGAACGCTGAACTTACCCAGTTTGTTGGGTTTTGTTTTCCTTTATAAGAAAGGAATGACTCGTCAATACCATATTGAGATGAGAATCCAAGATAACTTCTTCTGATGACATCGCCACTTGATTCAACTGTGTTAGAACCACCAGCGGAAGTTCCGAACGGTGGATTCATTATTGTTTCACCTGGATAGAAATACTTTGTTTTGTATTTAATCATCGGTGAAGGATTATCAGTTGATTCGTACTCTCTTTGCACGTATCCATAGAATCCACATGGAAGAGCGTCGATAGGAGCCCCATCAGCCATTTCAACCATGATGTATTTTGAAATCAAAGCATATTCTCCGTTTGAAGAACCAATCTTTTTAGCGACGAAGTTGTTCGATAGAGGGTCCATGTTACAATTAGTAAATTTCTCAATCACGACAGGATTTGAATCAGTATCGAAGAACTGTCTTACTAACACGTCGAAAGTCATATTATTGAAAGAAAGATTCGCAATTGAAACCTTAACTTCAAAGTTTGCAGAGTCTCCGTCAGAAATTGAAATAAATTTGAATAGATTGTAAACTTTATTACCTCTCAACTCTGAAACCAAGAACGGTGTTTCAGGAGATTGATATCTTTGACATTTGTAAGCGATTGAAGAAGGGTCTTGTGACCTTGCTCCAGGTAACGCAACTAACTCACAATCCAAACCACGAATATAACCTTGGTTATAAGCGTCGTTTAAAGAACCAGGATAAATCTCCTCAACAAAAATCGGAACTTGTGTTCTTGATTTTCCGAAATTATCTACCCCCAAAACTTTTGTTATATATTGAGGTGAAGACGCACCCAAGGAGACTTCAAATGAGAATGTATCATTATCATTTGTAATACCCGATAATTGGAATGTACCAAAAGGATTACTTGTAACCCCTGAATATTGGTCTGTACATACCATCGTAACACCGGTAGTCGCACTTATTTCATAAACAGGGCCGTGGTTAACACTTGTACTTGTGTTTGTGAATAAAGATATACCTCTCGAACGAATTGTTGCGACAACCATATCATTGAAATCACTATATGCTGTTCCTGTAAATGTGAAAGACGCACCGGATATTGTACCACCAAATGCAGTTGTTCCAGTGTCTGCACTGAAAACACTTGTAACGAAATAGAAAGAATAACCTGTATAAGCATCTCCAGTTGTATTCATGAAGTTAGCATAATACCAAACATCATTTTGACCTGCAGACAAATCATTATATTCCAAGTTTGTATTGTAAACCTCCAAAGGATTATTTTGGAAGATATAAGTTGAGTCTAAAGAAACAAAATCATTATCTGGGATTGCACCGAAAATTGATGCTGTGTTTCCAGAAGTTGCACCAGAGTCATATACATCTTGAAGATAAGTGTTGAAAAAACCTTGTAGAGTTGAAACGCTACCATCAGTCAATCTGATTTGAGTGTTAAGATTGTTTTCTACACTATCAGGTAAATTTGTTGGGTTAGTAAACGAAATTGTATTTGCAGAAGACGAACCCGTAAAGTTAGCGGTGAATACCGTTCCACTGGATGAACTCAACCCAATTGTAGTTGGGTCCACATTAGCAGTGACACGGATTGACCAAGAAGGTCCCGCATCATAACCTGAAAGACCCAATATTCTTGTTACGAATAATTGGTTTGATTGTTGTAAATATGATTTAGCGATGTAAGCCGCCTCATATTTCGGAATTTGTGTGTTTACAAATTTCACTGGTTCTGTACCACCGAAATAAGCTTGGAATTCATCGTAATTAGTAATGAAAATTGGTTCAAATGCAGGACCTTTAATAGTCTCTCCAACTAAACCTAACGTAGTAACACCTACACTCTGTGCCACGAACGATAAGTCCGTTTCGGAGGTATATACCCCAGGTGATACATAAACTTTTTGATTTGCTTGTGCTGTTGCCATTATTGAGTTATCTTAATGCAGATTTATTTTCTTGATAAATATTCATTACTATATCAAAAAACTTTACTTTTCGATATGTATTTGTAAACAGTAGGAATAAATTCTGCCTTTTTTCTACCATGAAAACAAAGAAAGAAATAAAGAACATAAAAATTGACCCTGCAGTACACGATACACTAAAAAAATACTGTGACAAGCGAGGAATTAAAATCTATAAATTTCTCGAACAACTTATTATGGAAAAGTGTAAAGAAAAGAAGGATATCTACGGGGAGGATTAAACCAGTTTGTTTTCAAAAAGTAAAAAACCCTCGAGAGCAGGATTAACTTTCGTAACCTCGATTCTCAATTCATCATTTGTTGTAATCTGAATTGTTTCAACATCAGACCCATAAAAAAGGTTATTGATGTAAACGTCCCAAGTATCAATGTTTTGATTATCGAGTAAAGTCATATTTGCCGTATATTCAATGTATTCAGACAATATCGTATTTCCTGTAACATACAACCATTTCATTTCAAACTCATCGGGGTTAGGGGGGTACTTTTCTCTTTTCTTTTTTAAAAGTGACGTATCAACTTCCGTTACCAACATATACCTTTGGATGGCAGGCTTAACCTCGAACTCTTCTTCGTCAATCAGATAACCCAACATTGTGAAGTCATAACTCTGAACATAATACTTTCTAGCATCCATCTGCATTTGAGATTCATCCGAGACATTGTTCATGATGATAGGTACATATTGACCTTTTATAAAAGTATAGGCTTGTCTTGATGAAAAAGTCTGCATCACAACTTTGTTGAGTTGGTTTAACTCTCTCATTCTGTTACAAATAATCTTTACACTATAGTTTATATCAACAGGTACGGGTTGAGGAATGGTATAAATGTCCATACCCTGTTCATTTCCATTCCAAGTTGGAACCGAAGCATAATAAAACTGTTTTCTGTTCGGAATTGTGTATTGTAAAGAAGGGTTAGTTCCATACTTAACTTCAGGAACTCTGACAACGGTCATAAAAGGGGGACTTGGATTATAGTCCAAATCAACAAACTTCCATGTTTCAAGATATTGAGACCAGTTTTGAGTTGTCAAAATTCTATCTAATAGAGGAACTATT